ATGACTAAAGATCAAACCAAAGAAAGGTGCAGAGACCTTTATCTTGCATGGGATGGGCGGCATCAGGACGGACCTGCGAAAGGTATACTTTTTCAGGCCCATATGCGTGAACAGTCTGACTTTTCCTCGTTCACATATGGCCCTGCAGGCATGCATCAAGTAGTACAGGGGTGGGTTGACGAGTGGGACCAAATCTTTAAATAAGGTATTTACTTAATGCACCGTCATGGGGTGTCGGGGGTCGGAGGTTCAAATCCTCTCGTGCCGACCAAAAACCTTTGAAAAACCAGCCTCTTATGGCTGGTTTTTTTGTGCCTGTTTTTCATACGGGGAGTTATTGGGGTGAAACTGGGGTGAAATCCCGTCAAAATTCACATAACAGGGCAATCATCAAACTCCCCCAAACGTGCATCATTGATAATATAAGTAATGACTCCAAATACAGCGCGCTGGTTACTGTAGCCATCGTCATTGTCTCTAGGTATCTCTTCCCTTCTCCCTGTCTGCAGATCTTCCAGATAAGGTCGAGGCATCACTCTGTATCTCTTTATCTTAAGCTCACCGTCGACCGCGCAAATGAGTAACGAACCATCACATGGGCTCAGCGAAGAATCGATTACAAGTAAAGCCCCCTGAATGATCCCCGCTTGATAGTAGGTACTTGCTGCTCGCATAAAGTACGTTGCAGACGGGTCTCTTATAAACCGCTCATCAAGAGATATTCCCTTATCTTCATAGTCTTGCGCTGGTGATGGAAATCCCATGATACTGACTCCTGAACTTGACACTGTACATAAATACAGTATATATACTGTATATATACACAGTAAAGAGGAGATATCCATGTTTGTTGAACTCATCTACGACAAAAGAAACTTCGAAGGCCTGCCAGATGCGAAAGCGCTAATCCATGGCGAACTAACCAAGCGCATACATCGCATCTTTCCTGATGCTGATATTAGGGTAAAGCCAATGATGTCATTACCCGCTATCAACACTGATGCAAGCAAACACGAAAAAGAAAGGATTAGTGCAGCTATTCAAGAAATGTTTGAAGAAGCAGATATGTGGCTGGGGGAAGAATGAAAGACGAAAACGACCCTAAGCAACTTGAAGAAATGACAAAAAAATTAACTGAATATCTTAGGAAAAAAGGTCTGGTTCTACCTACTACTGAATGCGAGCTGATAGTGAAACTTGAAAAAGGTGAAATTACTTGGGTCGCATTTCAGCAAGGAGCGCCACATACTCTGCACTAAAACTCCTATGCTTAACTCAAATACTCCAGTACACAGCAGCCCAAACGCCAAAGAACAGCTGGAGTATATTCAGGTTAATCTGAAATTTTATTCAATCTATCCTCCAGTTCGTCTACTCGCTTAATCAATACTTGTACCACAGCCAGTGTGTCCATCATTATCACGTTATTATCTAACTGAAGGCGGTCGTCATCCACCCGTTCACCGTTGCGCATGTATGCCGTGTTAACCTGCTTCACATACTGTGGATCAACGTCCCGCGCCTGCTGCGCGATAATTCCCCGGCGCGTCCTTCCCTGCTCGTCGTCGTTATAGACGAACGTCACCAGCTCAAGCGCCCGGATGCGGTCGACAGATAGCTGTCCGTCCGTCGGTTTAATGTCATGCTTCATGCGCGCGTCGGACGTTCCCTGGAACTGGACGTTACCGTTCTGGCTGCTGTAGATCCTGCCGTCGCTCAGGAACTGCCACCACTGCTGGTTAGCGTTGAACCCCTGAACGGTGATCGCTAATCGGTGGTTTGTTCCCACCTGTTCCTCAAAATACGCCGCCGCCATTCCGGCCTCTGCGCCTTTACTGTCTGCGCCTCGCTGTTTGAACCGCCATGTCATGTTAGGGGAGTTGATAAGAGTACCGATAGCCGGTGCGCCAGGTTCGTCAAATCGCGTAGCTACGAACCCCCACCAAATATTGCCGTCGACAGTGTTAGCCCCAAACGTCCGCTGATTACCGTATACACGCCAGCCAGGTGATACGGCAAGCGCGCCGTCTTCGGCGATGATGCGATGCGTGTAGTCAGCCGTACTATTGCCATAGTGAAAATCAATGTAAGGCGTTGGTGCGGTTAGCTCGATATGAGACCCGGCAATCTGTACGCCGTTTAAATTTCCGTTAACCGTTAGGTTCTTGTCGACCGTGAGGTTGTTTTTAAAGGTGCTGCTTACATTCCACGTCTGCGCCTGCGTCCACGTGTTGGTCGCCGTCGTCTTCGCTACGTCCTTCAGCGCTGTGTCGATGTTCTGCTGTCGCGTGGCGTATTCGCTCAGGAACTGCGCCCACGATTTTACCGTCCCCGTTGTACCGTCCGGCTTCGTGACCGTCACGTCCCCGGCTCCAAATAAAAACTGCTGTTGATTTGCTAAATCCACATAAGTGCGGTCGAAACATTTCTGGATGCTGGCCGCTAATTCGTCACTAATTATCGCCATATCGTTAAGGGTCCCGAAGGACCCCTCCTGTTAAAGTAGGCTTATCGCGTTACTGTTGCGCGCGACAAAAGCGTCGAAGCGCATCAAAGTACGAAGTTCCATTGAACCGTTACGGTCGAGATAACATCCGAAGCGGACAATCGCATCACCAGTTCCAGCCGGTACAATAAAGCGGAGACTTTCTATCGTCGCGTACCCTTCCTTTGACGACCAAAATGTTTGTCCGTCAATAGATATCGCCGTTGTCATCGGCCCACCGCCGGAAGTATCGCCACCTGGGCGCATAAGTATTGCGTACCCTACGTAGCCCGGATTGAGTCCGCCATCCGCGCCGGACTGATAAGACATACCAGCACGAAGGTCGCCATACTTATCCGCCTGACGTAATGCGCCTTTGATATCGACTACTTGATCAAATCCCTGCTTACGAATACGCAGAAGATCCCACCACTGCCATGTTGCTTTTGGCACACGGTTGTACGTGGCCTTGTAACAGTTGATTGCGAACGAGCCAACGTCACCCTCGATCCGCGACGCGTACACGGTGCCGTTAAAGTAACCATCATTAGCACGTACGGTGCCGGTGAAGACGCCGTCTGTTGCAAATACCCTACCGCGGACCGTTACGTCGTTGAACTCCGCGCCGCCGCCTTTCGAGATGCTCCACCCTTTACCCGCCTGGCCTGGCTGGTAGTTCGTCGAGCGGATGTTGTCGGAGATTTGCGCGAAATCGATAACCAGGTTACGGGCCATCGCCTGCTGCATATAAGCACCGTTCCCATCGACACCGAAGGCCAGATTGCTTTTATCGCCGTTAGGCACATAAATGCCGAACTGGTCAGCCTGCACCAGGAACTGTGACTGGCCGCTGCCGTCAATCCCCAGCTGAAGACCCGCTACGTAGTTCTTACCGCCGGAAGACGTGTTGACCTTCACGCCCCACTGCGCTCCCAATTTCCCGTTTAAATCCGCCACGGTGGATGCCGTCTGCTGAACGGTCGCAGACATATCCCCGACCTGCGAGGTCAGCGTGGTGATTTGCTCAGTGGTTGATTTTTCCAGGTCGGCAACGGTTTTGTTCGTCGTGGTGATTGCCGCGCTGTTGTCGCCAATCATGCTGCGCATCTGGTTAAAGCCGGTCGCCATCGCCAGGCCGTTAGAGGCGATGGTTTCGTCCTGCTTCGTGATACGCGACTCTGCATCGCCCACACGCGAGCCGAGGCTGGTGATTTGTCCTGCCTGCGCGGTGATATCCTTCCCTTGCTGGGTAACGGTCGCAGTCAGCTGGGTAACGGCGTTCGCTGCGCCGGTGGCGGTGTCCTGCGCCTCCTGTGCGTCGGTCACATCGACAATGCTGATATCGTCCAGATACAGCGTATAACCGGCTCCACCATTCGGCCCCCTGGTGGAGATCCACATCTGCGCAATGCTCCGGTCGGCACCGATGGTCGCGACTCCCGTCAGGAGAACCCATTTGCCGCGCGAGATGTTTGTCTCGGAGATACGGACTGCTTCCGGCCACTGGTTTGCGCCGCCATTCTCTCCGCGAGCAAAGAGGCCGACAGACACGTTCCAGCCGTTCGGTGTCGACATATCACTGGCCATGTAAGCCCAGAGAGAAAACCGATACTTACCGCCACCGCGAACAGCTAGCCAGTTCCCGATCATCTTGTCGCTGTTGCCGTTCTCGCCGTTGTTACGCGTGATTTTGAGCGACTTCTGGCCATTGCGGTAAACATCGGTCGAGACGCGAGCCAGCGAGCTGCTGCCCAGCTGCTGGTTTGCGGTGTATGACTCAAAGGAACCATCACACCAGGGGTTTAATCCCTGGCTCTGCAGCGCACCGATTGAGGCGTTGACCGACGTGATCGCGCTGGCATTAGAGGCAATATCTTTTCCCTGCTGTGTCACGGTCGACTGCAGGTTAGATACGGCGCCAGCCGTGGCATCGAGATCGACCCGGTCAGTAATATCGATAACGTACACATCATCGATATAAATTTCGCCTGCATTCAAAAACGCGTTGATGCTGACCGACATGGTGCCGTCTTTAGTGGCGGTCCATGTGTTGCTGTACTCCTGCCATACTGAGCCCGTCGGCATTGTGGCCGGGTCAAAGCGCGCCTCAGCGATTACAGAGCTATCGAGGTAAGCAAATCGAACCTTGTTATTCGGCTGCGTATTCGGTTGCATAGTCGACCCGGCCTTAGCCCGCAACCACGCACCAAACTTGTACGTCCTGCCCTTAACGGCAGTAATAACAGTGTCGCTCGACAAAAGAGTCGCGTTGGTAGCAGCGACATATTTCACGATTTTTTTGCCGCTGTGTGGATTCTGCGCCGACATCACTGTCGCCTGTGCTGGCGCGGTCCAGTTGGTGAAGTCGCGCTCAAATCCTCCGTTTAAAATCAGGTTGCCCGCGATTTTGTTATCCACATCAGCCATTGCTGCATTCAGGCTTGCAGAAACGGCGGTCGTGGCGCTGGCATTCGCAGCGATATCCTGGTCCTGCTGCGTGACCGTCTGCTGCAGCTGCGTGACCGCAGACGTATTCGCATCGATGGCCACCGCATCGGTGATGTCATAGATGGCGATGTAATCAATCTGAATGACCGACGCGTTCGGGTAGCAGTAGAGCGCAAAAACAGAACCATCCACTGTCGCCGACGATGGCGCGCTAAACTCAGCGGCGTACGTCGCCCAGGTATCCGTGGCGGAGAACTGGCGGTTTTCATACGTCCCGGCCACATTCCCCTGGTAGTTAAACCGGCGAACCATGAAATTCATCGCGCCGGATACGCCCTTCGCCTTAACGATGACCTGGTAGCGGCGTGGGGTATTGTGTGGCAGCGGTGTTTTCTGGTTGGCAAAGAGGCCGGTATACAACGTGCTGTCGAGCTGCGTCATCTGGACGCCGGGTTTACCGTCGCCAAAGTCGCCAAACTCCACCTTGTTACGCGTATTCCCCTGGACACCCCACAGCGCCGATCCGCTCACAAAATTAAAATCGTTTGCCAGGTTCTCGCCGCGATTGAGCATCGCATTCACCGCGCCGGTGACGGAGGTGATCGCCTGGCTGTTCGTTTCAATTTTCCCTTCCGCTGCCGTGGTTCGTTGCGTCAGGGACTGAATTGCGCTGCTGTTCGCGCTCTGCCCGGATTCAAGGTTCGACACCCGACCAGTGATGGCCGTAATCGCCTGGCCCTGGCTGGTAATGGTGTTGCCCTGCTGCGTCACTTTCGCATCCAGCTGGGTCACAGCACCGGCGGCAGCGTCGGCAGCAGTCTGCGCACCCTGCGCGGCGGTGATCTCCCGGCAGTGGAAATCAGTTGCATACCATACGGAGCCATACGGCGCGTTCTGGTTCACCTGCAGGAACGGGCGCATATATCCGCGCGGGAAGTTAGCCGGGACCGTCCAGCGGTATTTTTTCTCCGTCCAGGTCTGAGTGGGCGCAACGCTACCAGGTAACGCAGCGTACGCCACGGCACCCGTATTCGGTCCCGTAGCCGAGCCGATGTACATGTTAAATGCGGCGTTGGAACCTGCCTTTGCCGCTACCCAGACCGAAATCTCGAATACCTGTCCCGCTTTTACCGGCCACGGTGGCGTATTGAGCTGGTGATCGCGTGAGGCCAGTCGTGCTACATAGCGACGCGGAGCGCCAGCCGGGATGTCAGCATCATACGGAATACCATCATCGTCGTTGCTGTCTACCGTATCCCGGCGGGTAAAGCCCATAGACGGATATGCGGGGTCAAATGTCGGGTTCAGGATGTAGTCACCACCCGCTGCCGTCTGCGAGTTTAGCGCAACATTAATCCCGGTGATCGCCGTTCCCTGCGATTCAATTTTCCCCTCAGCGTTTGTAACGCGTGTATCCAGTTTACTCACGGCATCGGCGGTGGCCGCTTTGGCCAGCCCTTCCTCAACCGTCGAAACACGCCCTTTCAGGCTGGTGATGGCCTGGTTCGCCGCCGTAATATCCTTACCCTGCTGGGTCACGGTGGCGCTGAGGTCCTGTACTGTCTTGTTATCGGCCTTCTGGTCAATCCGCTTGCCGAGGTCAGTATTCACCGTATCGACTTTATTGCTGACCTGCGTAATCTGCTGGCCCTGGCTGGTGATGCGGTCGCCCTGCTGTGAAACAGTTTGCGATAAACCAGAGATCGCCTGGCCGTTCGCGGCAATCGCAGAATCAGCATTCTGCTTATTCTGGTTAACGGTATTGGTTAACGCCGTCGTCCGCTCCGCCTGTGCGGTAATATCCTTACCCTGCTGCGTGACGGTGGCCTTCAGGCTATCCAGCGCGGCGGTGGTGGCTTTCTTCGCCACCTCGGCATTGGTGGCATCAATACGCCCACCCAGGCTGGTGATCGCGCTGGCGTTGGTGGCAATGTCGTCACCGTTCTTCGTGACCTGCGACTGCAGGTCCTGCACTGCTGATGCATCGGCTTTACCAGCGATACCGTTTGAGGCGGTCAGCATGAAGCCCTGCAGGTAAACGCGAGCGGTTGACGGCGTCCATCCTCCGCAGGCCATGCGCAGGTAACACCATCTCCCTTTGAAGTCATTCGGGATCGTGAACGTCAGCGTGCGGGTCTGGTAGCCGGTGGTGATACCCGCAAACCAGGTGTTGTCCTGGACAAGCCAGTTAGTCGGATTCCCCCAATTCTCAATCAGGCCCATCGTAAAATTCTGGGTCCCGATGCTGATCGTCGCGTCGTCCGTCTTGAATCCGAAGGTGAGCGTCAGTTTCTGACCGGCTTCAACCGGGATTTTTGTTCCGTTGGCGATCCGCATCGCCGGCTCGGTCGTGGTGAGACCTTTCATCACCGCGTCATAGACCGGAGCACCCACGCCGGTGCCGGACAGCTGCCAGTTATCCGCTTTATTAATCAGGTCGCCATTCAGCAGGAGGTTGCCGGTCGTAATCTGTGACTTAAGCGCCGTCGTCTGCTGCGCCGTGGTGGCCAGCGTATTCTCGGCAGTCGTGACGCGGGTCGTCAGTTGCTGGACGGCATCCGAGCTGGCGCTGTCTGCCGGTGCCTGGCTCCAGTCACTCACAATATTTCCGGATTCAAACATCGGAGAGCTGATCCACGCTTCGCGCGCTGCAGCTGCGCCGTCGAGTCTGGCCACAACGAGATACGCCGTCCCGGACAAGCCAGGTTTGCGTTTGTATTTAACCCAATAGCGAGTCCAGGACGTGGAGAGCGTCACGGTCACATCGCCGTTATACCCGGCTGGACGCTCCACAATAACGCCCTGGCTGGTTTCAGCGCGGATAGTGGCATCCGGCGTATTCAGGAAACAACGAACCGGCGTCTTGTCCGTCTTCGCTTTCGCATAGAACGACAGAACATACTCGGTACCGTCAACCGGCGCGGCCAGCGTGTAGTCGAGGACGGCGAAATCAGTCGCTCCGGCGGCACGCGTCAGGATGCGAACCGCGTTACCCCGGTAACGTTCGGTTGCAGATGGCGATTTGCCGGTCAGTTCCCCGGAGTTGGGTATCAGGTTTACGCCGCCGATTCGGATGTTATCAACCTTCGATTCCACCCCGGCAATCTGGCTGGCGTTGGCCTGAACTTTGCCGTCGATAGTCTGGACGTCACCCTCGATTTTCTGGATGGCCAGCGTATGGCCAGCAATGACGCCGTTCGCTGAAACAAGGTCCGCTGCAACCTGATCCGTTTTCGAGGCAGTCGACTGCAGGTCGCTCGCCAGCGTATCCATGCGCTGGGTCGCCGCTGCCGTGGATTTATCATAATCGACGCGCAACGTATCCACGCGGGAGCCGATGGCCTTCTCCGCCGTCACGCGGATTTTCCGCTCTTCGAAAAGCAGGCCAGAAACCAGTTTATTCGGGTCTGTCCCTTCCTCGTTGCCGCGCAGCTGCACAGCCAGCTGGTTACGCTCCATTGCCTCAGCTGAGTCGGCAGCAGTCATCGCCGTTTTCAGGTCCTGAATCTGCGCCTGCGATGCACCAGGGGTCGGGCGCCCAACGGCCAGCCAGTCAACGGCATAATAGTTATCTGCGTCAGCCGCTCCACCCTGTGAGAAGTCGAGACGCAGGCGACGGATAGTGCCGGAGGCCTGCCACGGGATATCCGGGATCGCGATAGTGCTGATGCCGGTGGTCGGGTCAAAATCTGGTACGGGCAGTACCAGACGGCGTCCCTCGGTCCAGCCGGTTTCATCAGCGCCAATCCAGTACAGCCGACCGCCCCAGGCCGGGTTGCCGACTTTCTTGATGCGCAGGCGGAGGTACTTATAGGCGCTGCCGTCAATCAGCGTGCCAGCGCCCGACGGGCTGCGCATGGTCGAAATGGCATCCGCAGGAAGGATCCCCCCGTCGTCGGTTGTCGGGAGCGGTTTCGTGCCGCCATCGTCAGAACTCCACCCCTCGTTGTCCTTGTCGAAATACCATATTTTGAGACTGTCGAACTGCTCGCCGGTACCGGCTGAAATCGACGCGACCTGCTGCGCCAGGCTGTCGAAGCCGTCCTGCATGGTGACGTTCGTCGTCTCAATCGCCGCTTCAACTTCGCGTTTGGCACTCAGCAGGTTATCGGCGGCCTGCTTCGCCAGGGCGGCATCGTCCGTTTCGGCTTTCGCCACCGCTGCAGCAGTGTCGCTGGCCGCTTTCTGCGCCGTGGCGGCATCACCTGCAGCGCGGTCTTTCACTTCCTGCGCCAGCTTGTTGGTCGTGTCGTTGGTTTTGGCGATATTGGCAGCCAGGTCCTTGCCCTGCTGCGTGACAATGGCCCCCTGCGCGGCGACATCCTTCGCCGCCTGGTCAGCGGTTCCCTGGGCGGCGTCCGCAGCCTGTTGCGCGGCGTCGGCAGCAGCGCTGTTGTCCTGGATGCCTTTGTTAAGTTCCTCGTATGTATCCGAGCCTTTAAGCGCGTCGTCGAGCTGCTGGTAATAATCAGAAACGTTATCGCTGGACATTCCCTGCACCCAGCCGGTCCACGGCGAGGCATTGCCCAGGCGGTCAACCAGGCGCGCGCGGTACCAGAACTGCGTGGCAATCTGCAGGCTCATCTGCTGATAATGTTTGCCCGGATACGCTAAATCGGTTAGCGGCATCGCACCGTTCCCGCTCTGGTCCGGGCTGTACTGCAGTTCGGTTCGCTGTGTATCTTCTGCGCCTGCAGGGAATTCCCAGCGAATTTCGATACCTGCGGTCAGTGAAACGGTCGTCAGCGCCAGCGGCGGCAGCGGCTCGCCGACTTTCCCGGTCAGGGTCTTCTCTTCCGAGTACGCCCAGCCACTGGAAATTTCCGCCGCGTTGATCGCACGGACGCGCACCAGATAGCGACCGGCATAAATGCCGCTGACCTCAAATGACGTGGTCGAGCTGCGCGGCACGTTAATCCAGTTTCCATCATTGCGGCGCCACTGCGCCTCATAGGCGATAGCATTTTGCACCGCGTCCCAATTGGCCTGCAGGGTTTCGACGCTGATCCCCTGATTCACCACGGAGAAGGACGTCAGAAGAATGCCATCTGGCGGAGCCTGGTTGCCAGGCGGGATAACACTAATCGGGCGCTGGTCGATGATCGCGCCGGTATCGATACGCGGGAATTTATCCGGGTCGTGAGCCACGCCGGTGATGGTGAGCGTGCCGTTGTTGTTGTCCTTTACACCGATAACACGGTACTGCTGCGGCACCAGGTCAGTATATTCGACGATCCAGACGCACTCTGCCTCTGGTGTCTCACTGTATGCCGTTGTGACCGTCACCTGCCGACGACCGTTCACCGACTGAATGGTCCGGGCCTGCGAGATACCCGACGGAAGATTCAGATGCAGGCGGTCGCCCTCTTTCGCATCAATATCACGGTCGAGCGTGATGACGCGCCCATTCACCGCGCTGATACGACCACCATTAACCCGCCCGGCCAGCCGTTCGTCGCCCAGCCCAATGATGTAACCCGGCTGTGGGATCCTGCCGTCAAGACCAACATCAATTTCGACCATGCGGTCCTTGTTGTTGGTCAGAATGGCCCATAACCCTTTACGATGGGCTTCACTCTGCCGTGTACATCCAATGGCCGTGACTTCCAACTGATTAAAGCTGTAACGGGAAACCAGTTCCGGGATAAATGCGGGTTCCATCGCATCGGCATAGGCGTTATCCGGGTCAGACCACGAAACCAGGGCATTAGTGTACCGCGACTTACTGGTGCTGCTGGAATACCGCGGGCTACCGATAATATTTGCGCGCGTATAGTTGAAATCGACATCACGCGGCATATCGGCCTGCACGATGATCTGTTCACCACTCCAGCAAGTCATCCCCCGGAAAATAGCGGCAAAATCACGCAGTACGGTGTAGGCGTCGTTACGCTCCTGAACATATACATTGCAGATATAACGAGGCTCCATGCCAGCGCCGCCCCTGCCATCGGGAACCAACTGATCACAATACTGCGCAATCGGGTAAAGCGCCCATTTGGAGATATTCGCGCTGGTCAGACGATCGCCAAGACCGAAACGATCAGAGACAACAATGTCGTAATAAATCCACGCCGGGTTATCAGTCCATGCCCATTTGAAGCCCCCTGTCCATGTGCCGGTATATTCGCGCGTTTCCGGGTTGTAGTTATCCGGGACACGGATAACACGTCCGCGCGGCTCGCAGGAGATTTGCGGGATAGAACCATTGAACTGGCTGGAGTCGAATTCGATGTACAGCAGCGCGGTGTGCGGATAACGCAGTTTCGCGTCAATAACCTCGGTGTAACTCTGCAGCGTCATTATGTCGCCGATTCTGGCGCTGTTCGCGTCCGGCGTGACCTTGCGAAGCCGCAACGTCCAGGTGCTGCCTGACTGCGGTAAATCGATACGGTGGCTACGCTCATACCCGGAAGTGGTTTTACCCGTGACAGCGGTTTCCAGCACCGTCTGCCAGGTGCCACCGTCGGTCTGCAGGTCAATCGCATACTTGACGGTATTACCCACCACACCGTTATCATCTTCCTGTTTCAACAGGGACGGCCATTTCAGGCGGACGCGAACGGCAGAAAGCTGGGTATTGGTGAATGTGTGGGTCCATGCGGTCTCACTGGAAACCTCCGTCCCTACGGAAATTTCATTTTCAGTACCGGGAATACCCTGGATATAACTTTGTGCCTGTGTCCCAGGTCGGAATTCCCAGGCCACACCACTGAAGTTTTGCGAACCATCGGCATTCTCAAGAGGGGTACCGTCGAGATAAATATCTTTCCCGGTTAGACTACCCGCAAACTCCCCCTCACCCAATGCGATAAGAACTTTGGCTTTTGCTACAGACTGTAAATCGTCCGGCTGTTCCGTCGGCGTGCGCTGTTTAGAGCTGCCACCCTTGCGCCCTTTAATTATGTTATTTGCCATATTGCGCCCATAAAAAAAGCCACCGCAAGGTGGCCTGAATTGGAGGGAATTACTTACTGAATATATTTATTGCTGGTCTTCGACATAGATACCGGCGGAAATAATCGCGCCGCCAATTCGCCGCTTACCATAAAGCAAACCAACGGGATAACCCTGTGAGGCGGTATTAGTTACACCGCCAAAGGCATAGCTGGCTTTATTATCTGGGGATTCTTTACGGGCAAGGCCTCCGGGCTGAGGGGAGAGCATCTGAACTACACCGCCTAACCCCATACCTATACCAGCGCCAATCATCGCTTGCCCTACTGGAGCCGCCCATCCATATGAGAGCCCCGTAACAAGCACACCAGCGACTACGAGTGCTGCACCTAAAATTGTTTGAAGAATACCTGCTTTTTTACTTCCAATAACAACCGGAACAATTCGGATAACTTCTCCACTAACTGGAAAGCCCAAGTCATCTTTACCAATATTTTTCTTACCTTTAAACACAGCAAAGGTTAGGCCTTTTTCTTTGCTATTGCTTAGGAACTTTTCAAACCCTTCTATTGTACAGCATAAAGCCTGAATAGATTCCCCTACCGTAGTAATGATACGTTCATGGGAAGTACCAAAAGTTTTACCAAGAATTCCGCTCAATTCTATTTGAGTTTTCATTTCCTTCATATTACCTCCAGATATAAACCCGCATTGCGCGGGTTTATTTACGTCTATCATTTCAGGGGCAATGGTTTTACATCTACATTACCTGAAGGGTCGGCAAATAACCTTACTGCTTTTGTTTCGCCATCTTTTATATTTATATCACGCCCCACAGGAACTGAGTCAGCAATACACATTTTACCTTCCCCCTTTATAGCAACATTCCATTCGCCTGAACGCAGATAAAACGTCGCCTTTTCCCCTGGATTTAAGATCGCTGATTTTTCATCGTTTAGGTATACACCTGTATAGCAACCGCTGCCGAGAAAACCTTTATCTCGAACGACTATTAGAACTGATTTAGTTTCCTTCGACTGTTCCTGGTATTTCAGCAACCTTTCAGATGGGGTTTGCTTAGCTTGACTAGGCAAAACAGCTTCCGTTGCACACCCGGTCATAGTCAACAGAGTTAATACCAGAGCTATTTTTTTCATCTCGGTGTCCCTTTTGTTTTTAGTTAAATTCCACAAAAGATTAACACAGAGAATGATATCGGACGATTTTCATCGTCCTGTCTAACCAGTAACCACCATACGGCACGCGCTGGCTGAGATGGCCATAAAGGTGGTGCAGCAGCATGTTACCTTCCAGCAAAACCCCGGCATGGTTCCATTTGTCCGACTGCACCTGCATGATCACCATATCACCCGGCAGCGGTGTACCTTCAAATTCACGAAACCCGCATTCATACCAGCAATCGTGGTAGAAGTTTTCGGGATAGTCGTTTTCCCACCAGGGGTAATCAACGCGGTAATCGTGCAGCTCGATGCCGTGAGTCTGTCGGAAATAGCTCATTACCAGCCCCCAGCAATCATAATGGCCAAGTACGAACGGGCGCTCAAGGAGAGGCAATTCTCCGCGTGGGTGGATGGTACGAAGATCGCCTTCCGGCCAGCTGATAATATGCCACGGGAGCAGCGTTGCATCGCACTGCGCCTTATCCAGTTCGCTGGGTTGCGTGGTCGCATCAGGATGGCTGTGAACAATGCCGATAATCGTCCCCCAGTCCTCTACTGCTGCGTAATCCTCCGGCGCCAGTACAAAATTATCATTTGACTCGCTAGCCAGGTTTCTGCAGGGAAAGTATCGCTCTACTCGCCCCTTTTGGGCAATCAAACCGCACGCTTCACGGGGGTAATCAGCTGCAGCATGAACCTGTATCGCCTCAATCGTTTTTTGGCGCATATCAGCTCCTTATCAGCGACGTGCCGGGGAACCCGCCAAACGGCAGTTCGTTATGCTCACCAAAACGCAGTTTGCAGGCAGTGAGTGTTCCGTTGCAGACGTCCTTCGATGGATCATCAACCGGCTTGTTATTCTTGTCGAAATACTTTGTCCCGGCATAATCGCAACCATCGCCACTACGGTATTTATTGCGAATACACCAGGTACAAACCGAATGATACTGACGAGTAGGGATCAATTTCCCCTGCAACCCCATCGGGCTATCGAGCGCGAACTCCACCGTTTCATCGGTTTCAAGACTTTTGGTGTCGATAAAATAGAGGTGCCGTTTTTCCTGCGTTGGATCCGCGGTGGCATTACCCGCAGGGAAATTTCGCGCATCCAGATACTGCTTTTGTGTCTCATGGATAATGACCCGAGCCATCGCCAAATCGTCATAATGCAAACACAACGCGGAAATCGAACCATCAATGTTGCCCACCCTCAGTGTCGGCTGCGCGTCGCTTCCTGAAGTCGAGGATTCGATCCCCTCTAATTCACACGGCCACGCTTTATATTCGGTGCCCTGCCACCAGATACTTTTAGCGGGCAATTTTGATTCATCGCCACCAGCGGCTAAAATTTCCGCTTCAGTATGGGGAATGTTATATCCGTGGAAATATAAAATATCCCCCATATTAAAAGCACTTCCGTCAATTTCGAAAAGCCGGATTTCATCTCCCGGCTCCAGTTTTTGATAATCAGCGTGAAGACTCATGGTACGAATGCCTGTTCAAATGTTGCGGTGACTGTCATGACTTTGCTATTCAGAATGGCTTTTTGCAGGCTGTCAGCCTGAACCCGCCATAGCGCTAACTCGTCATACGGTGGTTTAAAGACAAAGGATTTAGTTTTATGCCGTCGCAGGAATTTATAAATATCCAGGCCGGTTTGCAGATCTCCGGTAAATGAAAATGCATAATTTAAGGTTTCCGGGTTTATTCCCTCCCCTGAAACCTGCGCATATCCATCGCCAAATTGCGCCTTGCGAATATTATCCTTACTCGTTGTCGCCGGCTGACTGGCGGCCTGAATTCGCCAGGAAAATGTTTCAATAGTCATAAATAGCCTTTATCTCCGCCAGTAAAAAAGCCGCAAAGCGGCTTCTGGTATTAACGCCCTTCTTTTATTGCCTTCCAGAGTGGCGTGCCGGGCCGTTGGGCCTGTTCACTGACGACACTAATGATGGCGGGTTTCAGTTGCTTGAGGATACCGTTACTGTCAATCGCTGACCGCTGCGTAGACTGCTGTTCGTTGCCACTACTGATATAGACGCCGCCCATGTTGACCATTACACCGCCAGGGGACACACTTGCTGGACTGGAAGCGTTGCCGACATACCCGCCGGAGGCATAACCGCGCATCATCCGGTAAAGATTACTCACGCCGATGCGGCTGGTTGCCTCTTTGGTGAAAACGAACTCGCCGCGGTGAACAACGCCGGCGGGCTCGTACTTACCACCATGCCCGGTATAACCGCCCCCATCAAAGCCAGAGGGACGATAGGAAGGAACGGCAAAAGACTGACCAGAATTTGAAGAACTGCTCCCGCCGCTGATCCACCCCATCGCAGCCTGAAAGGTGTAGGCCACAATAAGCTGATCAATGACCTGAGCGATCATCTTCAGAATGGATGTCGTGAATTCCTTAAAACTCGCTTTGCCGGTGGTATTGAGCAACGTCAGCTGATTGGCCAGTCCCCCGAAGGTGGCCTGGGATATTTGTTGAACAGAGGAAAATACATTAGTCGCGGAATCCTGATACTCCGCCCAGCCCTGTTTGGCGCCGGCCAGCCAGTTACCGCGTAATGTATCCTCAGCTTCATAGGTGGCTTGCTGTTCCGCCAGCACCTTCCGCTGCGCATCAGGATTGAAGGCGTACGTTTCACTCAGCTTTTCAAGCGTGGTCCTTCTGTTCGACTCCCTGCCAGAAAGCCCCTCGGCCTGAGCCTTGATCCCCGCCCGGATCGCACTCTGCTGCTGCGCGAATTTATTGGCCTGATCAGCCAGATTATTCAGCTTCTGCTGCCGGGCGACCTTATCACCGAGATCGGCCAGCTGGCGTTTGTATTCCAGCGTTTCGTTTTTGTGGGCCAGCAGGGATTTTTCCTGCGTGGACAACTGGCGGCGGCCGGCGGCCTCCTGTAAAACGGCATACTGGTTTTCCGTCTGCCAGAGGTCACGGCGCTGCTTACTGATCACATCGTTAACGTCGGTATGCTGCTGCAGGGTTTTAAGCTGCGCCTGTAGCGTCAGCAGCTCCGCCTGCGCCCCTTCCTCAGCTTTACTGCCAGCGGGCGTGGTATATTGCCTGCCTTTCGGCGTTTTCGGATCTTTGTATTTGCTATCGATGCCCGCGCGGATTTTCGCGATATCGCTGTCCGTCCAGCGGGTAGCAATCCCATCGATGGCATCCTGTTTATTTTTCGCAACCAGCTTATTAAATTCTTCCTGAGCACGGGCCCGCCGCTCGGCAGGTTTCAGGCCAGCATCAAGAAGCTGGTTAAACTGCTGCTGATTCCTTATTGCCTGCTGCTGCTGGTCATTGCGCAGCTTTTCGCGCGCCGCGGCTAACCCCTCCTGAGCATATGCTTTATCAGCCTCATCATAGGCCTGTTTTTTAAGAGATAACTGCTCACGGGCGTTGCGAAGACGCTCTGCATCAGCTCTCACCAGCGGATTGTTTCCCGCATAGTCAGGATCGACTTTAAGGTTGGACGACAGCGCGCGGTATTCCTTTTCGGCTGACTGCCAGTCCGCAAAAGCCCCCTGCCGCTTCATGGCCGTATCAGGATTCCGACCAATGCCCATCATGGCATCCCAGGCGCCACTGGCGGCATTTTTCACCCAGTTCCACGCAGTTTCCAGTGTCCCCAGATTTTCCTTCACCGCATTTGCGCGCTGGATAACGCTGTCGGAATAGGCCCGCATCGCGAGCTCTGCAGCGCGCTGTGAATCCCCCATCGCCTGAGCAGCTGAAATCTGTTCAAACTGGCTTGCGGTCAGAAAATGTAACGACTCATTCAGCGTTGCAACCGCATTAACCGGATCCTCTTTCAGCCGTTTGAACTGGTTAATAGTTTCGTCCACCGCCTGGCCAGTCGCCTGCTGGAGCCTGGCAGCCACGTTGGCAACACGCTCGACGTCAGCGCCACCGAATGCCCCACTTCCGACAACCTGGGCTAATACGGCTGCCGCGGCATGCTGGGTGACCCCATTTCCTGAGATGTTCCGCGCCAGCGCCTGTAGTTGTCCCGAGGTTTTCCCGGCATAATTTCCGGTGAGTATGAGCTGTTTGTTAAACTCTTCGGCTTCCTTCCCGCCCTCGTACCATGCCTTTCCCAGCAGAACGACGGATGCCGCTATGCCACCGACCACGCCGGCGATCCCCAGTCCGCGTAGCGTCATCATTTTTTCGAGCCACCCGGCCTGGTTCGCCAGGGTTATCCCGGAGCCACGCAGCGCGCCGAAATTACCACGCAATAATTCCCCCGCCAGCACGCCAAGTTCCCGACGTGCGCCAGCGCTCTCGAGACCAAGGCTGTGCGTGGCGACCTTTGCCGCTTCCAGTTTGCGGATATAGACTTCAGCAGCATCGCCGGCGCCCACCTGCGCCGCTTTCATTCTCAGGAGCTCTGTACCAGACAGCTTTTGCTCGACAACCTGCGCCTTCAGCTGGCGAAGAAATTTCTCGCGCGCCTGGTTCGCTTTTTCCTCAACCTGCTGGAGTTCTTTCTGTCTGGCCGTGGTACGGGATATCAGGGAGAGATAATCGCCCTGAGTGATGTTCCCTTGCGCGCGGGCCTTACGAAATTGTTCCTGGACACTGGCCAGCGACCGTGTTTCACCGCTGAGGGATCGAACGCCATCTATCTGCCGAAAGAACGATTCCGCCAGCGCATCCTGCCGCCGCGCCAGCGCCTCTGCCTGCGCATCGTTCTCCCGATAACGCTGGTTTAGCCCGGTGACGCGCTGGTAAGTCTCATCGACCGATTTGGAGACCCGTTGCAGTTCGCTCTGAAGCCCGGCGGCGGCATCCGCCTGTCGCTTCTGCATATCGGACACGGCGCCTGCGCTGGCGGCGCTGGTGGTTTTCAGCGCGCTAATTTGTGCCTCTGCTGCACTACGCATGCGCGTCTGCACTTTGTCCGATTCATTCGCCATACCGGACAGTTGCCCCTTAATCCTGGCAATCTGTTCTGTGAATGTGGCGTTGTCGACATCCAGGTTAATGACAAGGTCGCTAATCTGCTGGGCCATATCTGGTGCCTCCTGTTATTCCCTCTGCGGCCAGCATCATGGCGTCATCGTCCTGCACATTATCCGCTGTAGCCTCAGCAGACGGGGACAGCAGGCTGAAGTGTGCAGGGGTGATATCCGGATCCCGGTATAAGAAGGTTGAAATGGTGTAAAGCAGCCCGGAGAAATGGGCATCGAGTTGCGCATCCTGAAAATAACGATCCCGGTAAAAGTGATGCCAGTCGCCCAGCTCGGAGGACGTCATGCCAGCAAGCATGGCGCGCCAGTCGGGCCGCCCGAACTCGCGCGCCAGTTTCAGGACAAAATCAAGCTCGCTGGCTAGGGCTTTTCCGCAGTAACAGGTTCATCACCCAGCGCGGTGTCATCAATATCTTCATCCGTGGGTTGATCTTCTTCGGCAACCGGCGCCAGCATGCCAGAGAGCAGCTTGATCTGCATTTCCGCTTTGCCAATCGCTTCAGCCGGCCAGGTACTCATCACCTGCTGGTGGAGTTCCTCTTCAGATGGCCCCTTCGGATCGTTATGCCAGAGCGAGAGCGCAATGAGGCGCGCGCCTGCGCGAATACTCATGCTGACCAGTCCGGCGGACATTGTCTGGTCATCCACGTCATCAGAAATGGCGGATAAAGCTTTTTCTTCTGCGGCCAGATATTCGAGATAAGTAATGCGCTGCAGTGCCGATAATTCAGTGATCGTCACCGTAGCGCCGTTATGGGTAAATTCGTCTTTCTTCAAAAACATGCTCATGCCTTTATCCTCAGGACGCCGTCACGGTGGTTTTGCAGGTCGCCACAAAATTACCGTCATTGCTCATGACAATAATGTCGGCCGTGCCAGCCGCCACGCCGGTAACAATCAGAGATTTGCCACTCACGGCCACGGTCGCCTTCGTGCTATCCGAGGTCGACGCACGGAAAGACTGTTCCGACGCGCTGGCAGGCAGGAAGGTGACGTTTAGCGTTGTGGTTGCGCCGACGGCCACGCTGGCCGTTGCCTTGTCGAGTTTGATGCCGGTCACTGCGATCGGCGGGTTGCCGCTTTCTTCCGCCAGTTCTGGTTTCCCGGTATTGGTGATTTTGGCGGTACGCGTGATCACTTCCTTCGCGGGGATGGCTTTACCCAGGCTACTGCACCAGCCTTTGAACACATCCACGGTGCCATTCGGGTATTTAATTTTGTAGGCCCGCACATCGCCATCGACAAACCAGGCCACCAGCGACTTTTGCCCTTCTTCACCCGGTTTCCAGGCCAGCGTTAATGATGTATCCCCTGCCGATTTTGCCCCCTGTGCAGTCGCGGTCCAGTCTGCGTCGTCATCGTCAAGGTAGGTGTCATCGTAGGACTCCGCCGTCATTTCGCCCGGCGTGAGCTCCTTAATTTTTGCCAGGCGCTGCCAGTCGGCATCGGAAAGTGGGTTAGCGTAGGGATTTCCCGTTCCGGTATATAACCAGAGCGTGGTGCCCGCCCCTTTAACCGGGGCCATTGGATTTGGAGTAGCCATAAAATTCCTTATCTCAGGTAAGTGAGGGTGTAAGTCAGATCGACAGATCCCCATGTGGCCAGCTCGTCATCGCGCTGGTAGTCGTAGCCCATGGGGATCATCGTTTCGATTAAGGGAGATAGCGCCGGGATAGTCTCAAGGGCCGGGTACACCTTTTCCTCCATCCACGCATCCAGCGCGCTATCCGGCGTGGTGGATTTCAGAAATACCTCGATATGGAGGACTGATTGCCAGCTGTCCTCATCAAGGCTGTCTCCCGTGTATTCGGCATCAGACAGATAGACTGCCAGCGCCGGCAGGTCCTGCTCTTCCAGAAAAACAGGGCGCCCGTCAAACCATGTCACACGATCCGGAATGGACGCCTTTAGTTGTTCCAGTACCGCAAGACGAATAGCGGTGTGTTTGCTCATCGCTTCAGGTGGATCCTCAGTTGATTTTTCAGCGCGGCAGACAGCTCCTTCGGCATATCGCTGTCGATAAGCTGCTTTGATATCGCGGTGAAGGATTGGGTTAATGGGGTTTCGAGGGGAACTTTGACAACATCTATCGGGTAACGGGATTTACCCAGCCGGCGCATAACCTGCCATCGCCCGTTCGCCAGCTGCTGAATAAACGCATTTCTGAAAATGTACGGGCCAATACGTAACACGCTACCGCGTCCGCGCTTTTCTCCTTTTCTCCTGGAGAGTTGCACGCGCGCGGCACCCAGCTTGATTGCGGGCAGGTTCCCCCGGTTAATACGAATTGCCGCCACCAGCCTTTCAGGCTTCGCACGCTTAAGACGCGAACGCTGGCGGACCAGCTTCACCGGCAACCCCTTTTTGTGGTTATCACCCACTGTCGCTTCTTTTGCGACCTTCCTGCTGCCCTGCGTAATCGCCCGCCCGGCGACCCGATTTAGCGCCTGGGCGGCAGCCGTTGGGACCATCAGACGGCTCAGACTGTTCAGATTCTGGATCGCACGCTCAAGACCTTTCAGTGACATCATTCACTCCAGCCAGATTTGAGGCTTCCCGTTAAAAAGCTGATAACGGGTAACGATCCAGTCTTTACCGTCATATTCGACAGCATCGTTTCTGGCGGGCCGATAGTCAGCAGCAAAAACAACCAGCACCGTTGCGGTACCGGACAACACGCCCATCTCCTCCAGCAATTCAGCAGGCACGACGTCAACGCTTATGCCGTTAATGACTGCTTCCCTGCCCATTTTTTTGAGGGTGGCGGCATCCATCCGGGCCGCCATCTTGTCGAAAGGGTTAGGCATTGATTTTGACGTCAATGACGGTACTGTTAGCCGCAGCATTTTCCCAGGCAACACCCGCCAGGACGGCATCAGTGGCTTCCAGTTGTACTTTACCCGCCTTGATATACACCTTTTCCCCCGCGCTGATTTCATCGGCGGCCAGCTTCGGCAACTGGAATACACCTTCGGTAAGGCCATCACCTGTATCGCCGCCCGGAATATCCGTGATCGCAACCGCAATCATTTGACCGATAACAACCGGCGCCCCGCTCAGGATGATTTCCTGTCCGGCATTCTCCACAGGGATAGTCTTTCCTTCCTGCACATAATTTTTAGCCATAACATCTCCTATCAGCCCGGTAGGGCTGATTTCAGGTATAAAAAAAGCCCGTTTGGGCTAAGAGGTTTGAGTGGGTGGGGATTACTTACCAGTGGATTTCGTCAGACCGCGGAAGTCTAACGGCGCTACGCCAGCATCGATGCGTACCTTCGTAGCAATACCATCGGTATTGAAACCTTCCTGCTGGTCAATGTAAGGCGTATCAACACCGTTCAGATATGCCACTTCGATGGTATCGGTGCCTTTAGCCGCTGCCAGATACCAGGCGTTAGGATCCTTGTGGTCCAGTCGCGGTTCCGAAATAACTTCCGCAAAGTTCTGGATAGGGTTGTTAATCCCGGAGTTGATATCTGCACCCTTAACGCTTGCCGATTTAATCGTCTGATTGGCCAGCGTTTCGAGACCCACCGGCACCAGCATATAAGCCGGACGAATGTTCAGAGTGCGCTCACCCTCTTTCTGCAGGCGCATCAGTTTGCGGGCATCATCAATGCTCGAAACAGAAATGGCGCCAGAGGAGAGGTTTTTGTGATCGGCATGGAACAGCGGTTTGCCGTCGGACAGTTTCGGGTTATCCAGCAGAATCGCATACACCAAATCACCAATGGTGGCTTTCGCGGCGCGCCCCATTTTCGCCGGGACGTCGGTTAATGCGTTCAGATCATCGTTGATAATCGCCTGGCGGGTGATGGAGAAAATTTCCCCATAGGTAGCCAGTGCGATCGTTTCACCTTTATCGCCCGTGGTCACATATTTATATTCAGCCCCTTCGCGAACCTTACGCAGGGAGTTAAAACCACCCATTCCCACGCGGTGAGCCGTTTTAAAATCAGACAGCTGGCCTTTCTTCGTCCACAGATCAAAGGTCTCTGCTGCCTCATCCCAGCCCTGAAGAAGCGCCTTATTCGCCACGTCGAGCAGAATATTGCCAAAATCAGAGGTGCTGTGAGTCAACGCCAGGCCGACCATCTGCATTGGGTTGTAGCTTGAGACACCAATGCCGCGTTCGGTCAGCGCCATACGCGCATATTCGCGCAGCGTCATCCCGTTGTACACGTTATCACGTTCCTGATTTTCATACCCTGCGCGGGCCATCAGTGCCTGACGGATGCCATCGCCAACAAAATTCCCGTTCCCGGCATAAATGTGCGGCTGATCGCTTTTGTTCGATGGGGTGGCAACCTTGCCCAGAGCAGCCAGCAGCACATCTTTCGCCTGCTCCACAGTGCAATCGGGGTCCGCAATACACTGGTTTTGCAGATCCTGGTGCTTACCGCCAAACATAGCGAACAGATCATTAATCCCGTTCACACGGTTACGCTGTTCGGCATAAACCTGCGCCCGGATAGCATTCTCATCCGCGCCAGTAGGCTGAGGGGCGATCGGCTGCTGTGCCTGAGGCTGTGGTGCTGGTTGCTGCGGTTCGCGCTGAGTGGAGTTACGCGGCGGGGTGACCATGTTACGAATGCTGTTTGGCATTTTTTCAAATTCCTCAATACGTTTTGAATGGATACAGGCCATGGCCTGAAGGGATGGGATCACCTGGTCAGCAAAACCCATGGCAAGGCATTCAGCGCCGTCAAGCCAGGTTTCGTCTTCCAGCATTGCCGCAATCTCATCAGCGGTTTTCCCGGTTTTTGCTGCATAGGCGGGGATCAGCACCGATTCAACTTTGTCCAGTAAATCAGCGTAGTCGCGCATATCGTTGGCATCGCCGCCAGCAAAGCCCCACGGCTTATGGATCATCATCATGGTGTTTTCCGGCATGATGACCGGGTTTCCCACCATTGCGATGACAGAAGCCATGGAGGCGGCCAGGCCATCGATGTGAACGGTGATCGCGGCACCGTGATGTTTCAGAGCATTAAAAATGGCGATGCCATCAAAGACATCGCCACCAGGCGAATTAATGTGAAGGTTAATGTGGCTGACATCACCCAGCGCTTTAAGATCGTTAACAAACTGTTTGGCCGTTACTCCCCAATAACCAATTTCATCATAGATATAGATATCCGCTTCATTGTTGGCGCTGGCCTTCATGCGGAACCATGAATTACTTTTTACGCTGGCTTTCGGACGTTGATACGCCCGTATCTTTGGCATCGGCACTGGTGCCTCCTCTGTCATTGGCAGGATCAGTATCAAATACCAGCCCCTGCTCACGGTTTTCGTCTATTTCGGCCTTGCGGCGCGCTTTAACATCATCCGGATGTCGCCCACTGGCGCGAACCCAGTCTGACTCCGTCGCCGCGCCACCACGGATTTGAGCCTTCCAGGCATTAGCCTCCTTGACGGGATCAATCCATGGCATCACGGGACCGGAATACACTGCGGTGTATAAAGACTCGATATCCAGCCCGCGTGGTAAAGTAATTTGGCCGCTGGCGACAGCCATCTTCAGCCAGGCGCGATACATCGGACGCGTCACGGCCCCAATAAACCAGTCCTGAAGAATGAGATAACCGTCTGTCGATTCCACCAGCTCCTGCCGCTGAGCACTGTAAGTGCCGTTGTAGTTTCTGGCGGTACTGGAAAAACTCAGGCGGCTGCCGGCGGAAACGGCACGCAGCTGGCCGTTGCGGAAGGTTTCAAGATTGGGATTCGGGCGATCGGATTTCACCATGCCGATATCCTCGCCAGGCAGCAGGTCGTCGTAGATAATGCCGGGCTGAATATTCAGCTCACGATCATCATCCTTACCGGCGTTTTCATCCCAGCTTTGCCCATCCCCTTTTTTGATATACATCCCGAGGGCGGCGGCGATGCGGGCTGCTGTCAGCTCGGCATCTTCATACTCTTTCAGCGCACTGAGACGCATCAGCACCCCGGATAACAGGGAGGTACCGCGCGTCTGATGCAGCCGCCGGACAAACTTCAGATGCAGCATATTTTCTGCATCAATCCGTTTGGTATCCATCTGACGACCAGAGACCGGCTGGCTTTTATAGACCAGATAGCCCTTCGGCCTGCCCCAGTTATCGGTATATACCCCCTGATTTAGCTTGTCCGACTCGCTGCTGGTCTGGGGAACAAAATCAGCTTCCAGCGCTTCCAGCCAGAACGGCACCCCGGCGGTAGGCGTCAGGCCATTGCCTGTGCCGCTGACTATCTGTGCAAAAACCTCCCCGTCGCGCAACCAGCTGCGTAACATCAGGCGCTCCAGCATGGGGCGGGTAAACTGATGGGTCACTTCTGGTCGAATAGACCATTCACCCCATTTCTGACGGATATCCGCCGCCAGCTTTTTAGCGATCTTGCCGTTCTTGAGCTTCGGATGCGGCTCCACAATAATCCCGCTTTTACCTACCACCCGCTCTTCAAGCTTATCGAAAATGCCAATCACTAAATCGTGGTTATTATCCAGCCACCGCGCCTGCTCCCGCAGCGAGGCAGCCCCCATCTGGCTGAGTTGATCAGCCGAACGATTTTCCCGACGGGCTTTGTGGGTGCGCGTGGGCTTAACGGCCTCATATGCCTGTATCATGGCGCGTGAGCGTAGCCTTGCGGCCTTCCAGCCAGGGGAAATGACACCAATCGCATCATCAAGTAGAGACATTACAACCTCGCCAGTTTGTAGCCAGGCCGTCCCCGGCGCTTATTATTCAGGGAAGAAAGGCGCCGCTCCCATTCCTGTCGTCCTTTGCGGATTTCCGACAGGTTTTCCATGGTCATTTCCTGACCGTTAAATTTAATGGATTTGCCATCCAGTACCGCCATTTCCGCTTCGGCATAGCGCTGGATCATGGCCTCAATATCACTTTTATTCACAACCAGCCTCCTGAGGTGGCCCATGGGTTAGCGTCATCTGTTACGGTTTTTTTGCGTTTGCGCTTTTTGGTCTGGACAGGCGCTGGCGCCGGGGGTGCTTCTTCGCCAGTTTCCTGCGGCACGTTCTCCATCCACGTTTCCCTCCTCGCCCATTCAGGCGCATCAGGCCATTTAATTTTTTCGTATCCGCGAAGGATAACCAGCGCATCAGCGTAAACCAGCAGGTCAAAAGCTTCGTTGGCGCCGCGCCCTGGCTTACTCCATTTGCCATCAGAATCACGCTCCTCATAAGTCAGTTCGTCGTAAAACCAGCTTCCCAGCCACTTCGGGAAATGGATGTAGTTCGGTCCGGGGGTATCGCGCCACAAGGCGTTGTTTACCCGGTCTTTGAGGTCATTGGTTTGCAGCAGATAAAGAGGAACATCCCCGGCGGCTTTCGCCCGGCGCGCTGAACGGCCAGTGTTATCTGGCAGGGATTGGGTGATCAGCTTTTCGCGTCGATGACCGTCACCTTTAAACAGGTAAACATTCCGGCCAATTCCCTCCCGACGGCATTTACGCCAGAATCGATAGGCATTATCGGTGACACCATCTTCACCGCCGGAATCGACTGCCATTGCCATCAGGCGCATACACCGGCGGGGATCGGATGCCATTCGCCACGTCTTGTAAAAGACATCAGTCAGCAGCAGATCCCAGTCCTCCGGGTAACTGGCTGGGTCGATAGGCAGGCTTTCACCGTTCGCGTCGCACCGGAGTGACTGGCGAATGTTGTAACGGTCCACCAGCCACCGTTCGCCCATGCTTCCGTAGCCAGTAACCTGAACGACAAAGCGGCGATTACGTCCCCCCTGCACGTCGACAGTCGCCACCAGGAAACAAACACCATCAGGCACACAACGTTTCGGGACATCCTCGGCCCGCTGTTCGAGCAATTCGCTTTTACGCTGTTCGGTACTGGCGCGCGGAAGATAAGGGCGACCAAAGTCAGTGTTAACGACCGTTTTTAGTGTCTCTTCGCTTTGGGTTTTTTCGTATTCCTGCTCAGCCGCCAGATATTTATAAATTAGCTGTGACCAGGTCTGGTAAGCAGCTGCTGGCCCTTCCATCCAGAAAGAAGCAATGCGTGACCGCCGGCCCTCCCCTGTAATGTTTCCATCCCGATCAATTGACTGCCCGTCACGTAACCAGACGCTTTTCATGTTTAGCTCGCGCTTCATCGCAGGAAGCACTTTTCCTTTGCAGGCCGGGCATTGCAGATAGGCCGCTTCGCTGGCTGTGACCAGGTCCGTCGTGTCACGGTAGCCCGTCATGTTGGCAACTTCAGGCTGAAAATATTCCCCACAATGCGGGCAAGGCCAGTAAAGCCGCCGGCGGTCGCCGCGGTTATACAGCGACAACACGCCCGTCGTGGGAGGTGCTTCATGGGGTGAACTCTGCCGCCATTTCGTATCGAGAATGTCGCGGCCCGGTGAGCTTTCGACCAGGGTCATACCCGAAGACATAAACGTAGTAGTACGTTTGGAGGCAAGCGAGAATCCGTCCCCCTCCCCGTCGATGTCTTCCGGGAAGCGGTCGTAGTCGGTTAGCGCAACAAATTTATAGTCCGACGAGGACATAATATTGACTGAGGGCCAGCCAAGTTTCAGATAGTTACCAGCGCGGAAAGTACGATCGTGAACGTTGTTATCGTTACGACGCGGACTCAATCTGGTTTTTACTTCAGGGCTGCATCGGAATGTCCGGTCAAGACGTTTTTTCGAGTGTTCACGCGCTTTTTCTTCTGATACCTGAATAACCAGCATATCCGCCGGATCACAAACAATGCTGTATACGATCCATCCGTCAATCAGGCCAATCGTCTTACCCGTTCGCGCGGGGCCAACGAATACCACAGCATCGTACTCACGCGATGCCAGGCAGTTCATCGGCTCTATAACATATGGGGCCAGATTAGGATCCCATGGGACCGAGTTACCGGCGCCCATCGGCACACGCATATACTCGGCTACCGCGTCGGCAACCAGCATGCGGCGTGGCGCGCGTAAAATTCCGGAGACATCCCGTCGGATCCCCCTGGCGGATGCCCGCTTTGCCATCAGTCCTCCTCTGGCTCATCCTCCTCTGCTTCGGCTTCCATGACCTTTTGGGCCATCTGGTCGCGCAAATCGTCAATCACACTCTGCACCCGGGCAACCGCTGCAGGGGAAAGCGCGCAATCTCGCTCGAGTACATCGGGAAGCGTTTCGAGCACCATCACAACGGCTTTAGCCATGACTGAAAACTCTCTGGCCACTTCATCTGCCGGTATAAGCTGCCCCGTATCCTGCTCAAACTTGATCCGCTCGTTCTCCGCCTTCCAGTGCGCCAGCCTGTCCGCCGGTGGCATATCCTCCAGACTGGTTGCAACTGTGGGGATCATTAATTCAGCCAGAACGTCGGTCACTAAAAACAGTTTTAATTTGCTGTTGCTGCCCGGTGCTGGTTCGACATTTTTCAGCCTGGCGGCCACCGTCTGGCGGTGGACATTGGTTATGCCCGCCAGCTGATTAATATTCAGCTTCAGAGAAGCGATTTCCTGATCCATGATGGTGAACACTTTTTAACCGTTTCGACATCATTGCAAAACAGGCATCAATAAAATCAAAAACCTGCGCAAATGATGATGATGACCATGGATCCAGAAAACTAGCCGATTCCCGCGAGCGCGCCGCCCCGTGGAAGGCCACCCCGCCGGGAGGACCCATGCAATAATGATTGTCATTTGCAATAGCTGACCAATCATCGAGGCCGCTCACTGAACGACCTCTGTGAATGTTCAGCCTTCGGACGCGCCACCGTCGGCCTGCAGCACATCCTCGGGGATGCGCGCCGCAAGGGGTTCATTCTCGAAGACCTTCAGCCCATTGAAGCCGAGGAACGTTGAGGACTGGCTGATATGGCCAGCAATGAAGTCGCCAACATCGACCAGTAACCCGGTCACGACCGCCTCAGTGTTCTGGCGCCAGTAGCTCTCCAGAGCAACCAGCAGCGGATCAGAGCCATTGGAGACCATCTGCTCGCCGACGGAATAAGCCTTCTTACCAGCCTTATCAGTGATGCACTGCAGCTTGTTGCTCTGCATGGCCACCATGTCGGAATTGTTCACCTGAACGGTCAATGTCGCGACTTTTTCGCCTTCGTCATTCGTGCTGGAAGCATAGAAAAGCGAAAGGGTCAGATCATTACGATTAAACATTACTGGCTCCGGTTGCGGTTACGGTTGCGATGACGGGGACGGCGCGCCGGTCGTGGCGAAGTATCACCCGGCGGCAAGAGCTCACCTTCTTTTGCAGGCTGCACTTCTTCTACAGCAGCTGGTGGCTGTTCTGGCTCTGCCGGTTGTGGTTGCGCAGGTGCTGCCGGTACGAATGGTGCACCACCTGCTTCAATCTCAATCTTGAGGTGCGGGAAAATCTTAGCGGTATGGTCAAAATGGATAGCAGAGACAGGCAGATGCGCGTATGACACACCGTCACGCTCCAGCGCCACCAGCGCGCCATTAACGTATTCAATCTTGATATTTTGCATCGTGTACCTTCACAAATAACAAAGCCCCGATAACTCGAGGCTGATTCACTGTTTAACCCTTATCGGGGACAGACGTTCTCACCGATTCGTAAATCCGCTCGCAGGCCATCCCTGCTGTGTAGCGTTCGTCAGCGATTGCAGCATATCGTCGAGCCTCTTCTGCAAGGTCTCCAAGCATGTCGGCGAGCATTCCGGCGGTGGCGCCGGTTGTTTTGCTTCTGACGGTAGCGGCGAGACTCGCGGTGTGCTTTGCGGCGTCCAGGCGGGTGGCAAGGTGTTTTGCCTGCTGGCGCAGCTGGTTAACAGTGCCAGAGAGATTAGCGGCAGCAGCGCGCGCTGCAGCGGTTTGGGCTTGAGCATCTTGTACGGCCTCATCGCGGGCGATCAAGCGCCCCTGTTCAATCATCCGGGCGGCGGTTTGCGCGTTAACTTCCTGAGCCGATTCGGCGCTATCACGTTCAGCCCACCGCTTTTCCCATGCCCGATCGCTCCAGGCTAAACCAGCAACAAAGGCACCAGCAATAATCACCGCGGCGATAGCTGGCTTTAAGTAAGTTGCATTCACTGGTCAATCCCCCAGCACGTCAGCGCACTTTCCTGATCCCGGCGAGTTACCTGCCCATAGCAGTTATTAGAGCGTATGCGGCAATCCTTCCCACCGTCCTTAATCCACCAGCGAATCGCTTCACATGCGCCTTTACGGTCGCCGGCGTTGATGCGCTGGTAGAACGTAGACGGGAAGCATTTACCGGGGCCGATGTTGTACGGACAGAATGAAGCAATGCCGACTTTCTGCGGAGGCGTCAACGGAACGCGGATATTCCGGTCAACCCACGCCAGCGCCTTATCACGTTCGATAGCATTCACCTCGTCGCATTTTGCCTGGGTTAACTTCATTCCCTGCGTGACAGGTTTACCATCAATACGCGTGGCACCTCGGCAAATAGTCCAGATACCCTGGCTCCCATCGCGATACGCGGTAAGGCTGTTACCTTCTTTCTCATCCAGGAACTGATCCATCAGGGTTGGGGCGGATGCACCAGCCGCTATTAATCCCAGCATGGCTGCGCTGAGTTTCGTTTTCAGGGATGCCATTTTATTTATCCTGCGGCGGTTGCGTCACATACCCCCGCCTGAGCGCATCCTCATAGGCTTTGGTTTGCCGACGTTTGAAATAAAGGTTCGTGAAATAAGTGGCGACGCCGATCACTACACCACTGACAAGCGCAATGAAGTTCCAGTCAAGACCATGGAACCAGTCATAAACACGCGCCAGGCCAGTACAAATCAGGCCGCCTGACGTGCAGTACGTAGCCGCTGAAAAGATTTTGTCAGGCATGATTTTATTCATCCGTCACCTCCTGCTGAGGTGTTAACCGTGAGATTAAAAAAAGGTGGGCACTATAACCACTAAACTATTGCATGCTTCGGCAATGGTGGGTATAATACCCACATGTTAACGAAACGGAGGATTGATGAGCAGTGCAGAGTTAATCAAAAAACTGATAGCTGATGGCTGGGTTAAGCAAAGACAGACAGGAAGCCATGTAACGCTAACAAAACCGGGAATAGAGAAAATAATCACCATTCCCCACCCCAGAAAGGATTCTTCAAAGGGGATTGTTAGACAGGCTCAACAGATATCAGGACTTAAATTGATGTAAAAGGGAGCGGCGAAAGCCGCCCCTCTCTGCAAGGGTTATCAATACGCAATTAGTGAGGTACCTATGATTTATCCGCTCTTTATTTTCAAAGCCGATGACGGCACTTTTGATGGCTACTTTCCTGACATCGAAGGTTGCATGTTTGCCGGGAACAACCTCGAAAGCGCATTGAGGGACGCGGAGTCAGCTTTCGGTCAGCATATGGAAGTTTTGACTGAACAAGGTGGTCATGTGCCTGCGCCAAGTGATCCAGCCGATTATCTGGGTGATGAACGTCTCACCATGGATAACGGCTTCTTGGCGCTTGTCGAGATTGACCCATCAAAATACGAAACAAAAGCCGTCAAATTTAATCTCACCATGCCTGGTAATCTATTGACTGCAATCGACAGTTACATAGAAAAAAATGGACGGTACAAAAACCGCTCCGCTTTTCTATCTGAGATTGCAAGAAAAGAGATAGCCAGAGGCTAAATTACACAAGGCACCTTCGGGTGCCTTTTCTCATTTCAGCCAGCCATTTTGCGGATCTCGTCAACAGTTTGCTCGAACCGTTCGCCTTCCAGCTCAACCCCTATGGCATGCCGGCCAGACTTAATTGCTTCCTTGATAGTTGACCCGGATCCCATAAAGAAATCAGCAACGAGATCACCAGGCTTACTACTGGCATTGATGATCTGCAGGAGCATATCTGCGGGTTTTTCACATGGATGCTTACCGGGATAGAACTGAACCGGCTTATGCGTCCAAACGTCCGTATAGGGAACAAGCGCCGTAACGGCGAATTGACGCCGGAGAGATTTGTATTCCTCCAGCAATTCTGAATATTTCCGGTTCAGAGAATGCCAGGTTGCTACTAACTCATGGTGAGGGTGGGCCAGCTCGTTCTTCTGGTGCTTCTCTGCGGCGATCTTTGAAAATAGCGCCTGCAGTTTTAAATAGTCGCTTTCGTTTGGCAGCTGCCATTGGCTAATGCCGAACCAGTGCGACACCATGTTCTTTTTGCCGGTAGCGTCAGCTATCTGCTTAGCACTAACGCCAAGCGAATCTCGAGCATTACGGAAATAAGATATAAGCGGCGCCATCAAATGCTGCTTAAGGTCGTTACTTTTTTCCGCATACCCATCATCTTTTGGTTGATACGGTCCCTGATAATGCTCAGCAAACAATATTCGCTCTGTAGCTGGAAAATAGGACCGTAAACTCTCTTTATTGCAGCCATTCCACCGTCCTGATGGCTTCGCCCAGATGATGTGATTCAGTACGTTAAACCGACTCCGCACTAAAATTTCGATATCTGAGGCAAGCCGATGACCAGAGAACAGGTAAAGGCTACCGTTCGGCTTTAAAACACGCCAGAACTGCGCCAGACACATATCAAGCCAACGTAAATAGTCCTCATCCCCTTTCCATTGGTTGTCCCAACCGTTCGGCTTAACCTTAAAATACGGCGGATCCGTAACTATCAAGTCAATGGAGTTATCAGGGAGGGACGGAAGATATTGCAGGCAATCAGCGTTGATTAATTCAGCACTGGATATTTTTACAGTATTTTTCATAGATCAGTAAGCAGGACTCTGATAGGCTCACTATGCTTTTGCGCTAAAGCAGTGGGCCCTGGTTCGCTTGTGACCTTCTACATGAGCGAATGGCTGGTCGGGTGCTCCAACACCCACCAGCCGCCCATTTTCACAGCAGATAGCCCCCACTAAGGGAGGCGCTTGTAACATCCGAATTGATAGTCAGATAAACCCGCCATTACCAGCTGCGTTAAAATTAACTGACAGCGCGCACGCGTCAGATGCGTGTTTTGCGAAATCTCCCCAACCGTAGCTGGTTCATCACTTAGCTCATTGAAAACCGCGCGCGCCACTTCCGTCATATCATCTTGATTTAGCATGTCTTTTTCCTGTTTAAACGGTATGACATACAGATAACTCTGGTTGCTAACGTCATCAAGAAGTAATTGCAGAAGGCATAAAAAAACCCCGCCTAAGCGAGGTTATTTATAAATATGGCAGAATATCAAATTACCCTAAAATATCGCTCATTTTGTTGCATTTTGCAAGCCCGTTTGACGAAGATAGCCAACTTTAATCACATTTTTCCGTTCTGGCCTCTTCTATTCGTTCATGATGGCTGTAGATGTGTTGCAATGCGTTGCTATCCATCTCAACGAAAGCCTTTTTAAGCCGCTCCCAATGACCGGCATACACTCTTTTCCATGTTGAACGATCAACTGAAACCATACGCGCCAGTGCTGCGCCAGCGTAGACTTTATAAGTCTCATTATTCCGGGTCGCGGCAACCTCCTGGGCAGCCAACCAGACCAGCCCCACCAGCTTTTTGATAACTCTCGATTGGATCGCCCTGCCTACCTGATAGTTCTGGTATTCAGTCCAGACGTGTTGGCACATTATCGTCTGGTACCGAAAGTTAAGGTCGAAGCCATAACAATAGCGCACCCATGCCTGGTGATGCTCTTCCAGCAGGTTCACAGCCCGGCGCCACGGTGAATATCCAAACTCGATATCATTGATGGGTGGCATTGGCCGGCGGCGGCTGCGGGTCTCCATCACATGAACAGGAGTGGTCAGTGCTTTTACCACAGATGGGCCGCAGCCAATTCCCCCATCCAGATCGACCATGTGGCTGGCCCGCCGCGGATTTTTATTCTTATCTGCTGGTGGGTTCTCGCTGAATGCCTCGAGTTGTCCCTTTGTTGCGCCGGATAAATCCAACAACGCTCGACGAACTTCAATACGGGTATATTCCAGGTTTTGTAGATTCATACTGCTCAGTGCTCCATACACTTATGCTTTTACAATCACGCCGATCGCTATGGCCCTATCAAGGAAACGGAACAACAGCTGCAGCTGTGAGCCGTTTTTCTCTTCAAACGCATTTACGTCGGCATGTAGCTCGTCGTGACACTCTCTGCACAGAGGGAACACGAAGAGATCGTGGGCTTTGGTTGCGGTACCGCCCATGCCATGCCCGATGACATGATGCGGATCATCTGCGGGGCGGCGACAGCACTCGCATGGCTGCCGTTTCACCCAGTCGGTGTAAGTCTGGTTAACCCAACGCCGACGCTTAGGTTTCAGCATGAAGGATTCAGGCGACTCAGGATCGACCGACAGCGCCAGAACCTTTGGCTGCTCTGGCAGCGCCAGGGCGTTTTGACTTTGACCGCATGTCTTTGGCGCGCCTGTCGGTAACTTTTCCCGCAAAACGCTGGTGGCAGCTACTGAAGGCCGAATGTCGCTTTCTTTATATACGGACTGGAATTTATCTTCTGGTAAGCGAAGACCGCGCTGCGCCATCGTCTCGGTTATCTCATCGGCGACGCCAGCATATACTGCCCACCAGCACAGCTCTGCGAGGGATAACTCTCTTTCGGGGCCCAATTGCAGATCCAAAATCGCCGTATCAATGATCCAGTCGACAACATTACGGCGAGCCAGATCGCTGAGGGTTTTCGTTGTTTGCTCCCGCAGGCGCGTGTCGCAATACCAACAGAGTTGAATCGCTCCCGGAGGATGACGCATGGTCACCAGTTCATTGTGGTGATAATCAGAATGGCGAAACTGGCATTCGCGTTTATTGCGCTCCAGCCAGTATTCAAGGGCTGGCAGGCCGCCTGCCGCTTTTATTACCTTTTCATTGGTAAAAAAGTCCTCCAGTACCTTATCTTCAGCCAGTGGCTGGCGCGCGTCCGGCACAGCGCCAGTTTCCATCCCTGCCATGCTTTTTGGCTCAGATTCGATTAGCACCCTCCCGTTGCGGAAAAGCCTCATCAGTTCTTTACCTGGCTTAAACAGCACCACGCCTAAGCGTGGCACCACTTCCGGAGTTAGCAGGGCTCTCATGCCACCTCCCTTTGGACGTTACACATTTCGGGGAGATTCGCTCTCACTAATGCCTCGGCGAAAGGAGGAGGAACTGCATTACCGCATCGAGCAACCTGCTTTTCCTTTGAATACTTATTGCCGCGGTAGTCGCGATCAATAACATACCCTTCAGGGAATCCCTGGGCACGATAGAGTTCATGCGGCTGCAGCATGCGCATTCCAATATCAACAATACGGTAAACAACGCCTTTAATAGTGACCAGTTCACTGATTCCAAACGAATTCAGGAATTCTTTAACCTGATCCGCCCGGCGCTCATCATAGTCATTTGCCGCCAACAGCGCGCGAACTTCACCGACATGTTGCCCGCCGGCAGTAATTGTTGGCATGGGTTCATCGCTGCGTTGGCCATCACGGCAGGTACCGCGAAGTTTCACCAGATGAGAGGTAATTAATGCATGATGATCGACTGTGGTAACAGAATGAGCAGGCTCATCAAGACCAACGCCCGGCCCGTTATAGTTCCCGCCGTAGTGTTTCGCCAAAAACGCCGTTGTTACGGCAAATTTATTGCCACCAGCGACAACGGTTCCCAATGGCTTACCCAGATTTAGCACACGCGGCGACTGCCCTATGCGCTCGCCATAGCCCATCTGAATAAGTGTGGCCGATACTAACTGTGACTTTCCCCCGCCGCCTGCGGTAATCGTCGCGCTTGGCTCATCCGCCCGGTGGCCGATGCTGGCACCAAACTGACGAGCAACTACCGGCGCAACCACACAGGCTCTTGATTGTTTGAGGATGGTGTGAAGCGGTTTGTCGATAGAGCGCGGTTTCGCCTGGTACTGGCTCCCCCCATTTCCAGCCATAAACGGTACCAATCTCGGAACGGCGATCGCATAGCCGAGTTTTTTGGTTATCGTCTGAATCGGCGCGCCTAACTCCTGACCGCGGAAACAATCATATTTCCCGCTCGTCGAAGTGTGGTTACATTTCACGATAAATGGCTCAGCGCTATCGACTACAAATCGTTGGATCCCCCGCGCTATACGCTTCAACGTGTTTTCAGCCAGCGGCTTTTTACGATCGAATATAGATGGCGCAGGAATAGACCAGTCAATGCATTCTGCAGCTGTTCGCCATGGAGCCAGTTTTCCAGCTTTTACCGCTGCTGATTTTGGATCTCCGTGCGTCGCTTCAGGCCAGACAATGGGCTGATCATCACAACGCATCAACATGAAGAATCGTTTACGTATCGTCGGCGCACCGTAATCACTTGCACGCAATTCACGATATTCGACCTTATAACCCAACCCGGCGATCAGGCGTTTGGCATCTTTGCTATCCGGCGATATACCGAGAAAATCGCAGCATTCGTAAAGTGCTGGGTGATCCGCTGGTATTCCAGTGGAAAGCATGCCAACAAATGCCCGGAAGGTTTCACCCGAACGCTCAGGGTCGGGGCGCATTTCACAGGAAAGTAATGGTCCCCACGTTTTAAATTCTTCCACATTTTCGAGAGCCATAACCCGGGGGCGTACATCCAATCCCCAACGGACAGATACCCAAGCCAAACCACGAATTTCACGCTTAACGGGCTTACTACCGCGCGCTTTTGAATAGTGGGTGCAGTCAGGGCTAAACCATGCAAAACCGACAGCTTTTCCACCAGTCGCAGCAACTGGGTCGACATCAAAAACGTTTTCACAATAATGAAGGGTGTCCGGGTGGTTAGTCCGATGCATGGCTACAGCGTTTTCGTCATGGTTGATAGCAATATCAACGCTACGACCAGTAGCCATTTCAATCCCTGTTGAAGCTCCGCCACCACCAGCAAAATTATCAACGATGAGCTCACGCATGACTTACCCCCTGCATGCTGCTGACCAGCCCACTGGCAATGGTGATGATCTCGCTGATTGATGTACGCTCCAGCCATAGCTGGTTGATGTGGGATTTCAGTTTGTTCTGTTGTGGCTCTTCCAGTTCGGCGGCGCCGTCTACCTGTCCGAATGCCAGATTGACTTCCAGCGGCCAGATCCGAGATTCCATGACAGGTTCAGATACAGGAGTAACAGCTGGCGTTGGTGCCACATCCTGGGCTGGACATAGGAGGCCTACAGCAAACTGCGCCAGCGCCATACTTGCCCGCCCTTTCGCTTCCAGCTCGACACGATCGATATAGCTAAAACGCTCACCGCGCCAAGATTTATCGAATATCACTATCGCGCCAGCAAAGAAGGCGCTGGTGGGTTTCTGTTTATCATCCGCCGGCACAAACCAAGTCGGCAGATCGAAGCCAATGCGACCACGGATAAAACAGACGTGATCGGCATATTCAGGCCACCATGTCTCACTCGTTGCTGACTTCACCAGGAAAACGTAGCGACCGCCGTTTTCACGCTGCTGAGACGCATAACTCATGATGTGCGTCATGCCAGTAATCGCCTGCTTTTCATGATACTGAGAACGGCTATACGGTGGATTTCCAAAGGCTGCGCCACCGAGTTCAGCCAGTCGGCCAGACCAGTCCTGCGTTAATGCGTTAACTTCAGCGGTGTACCATGCCGGGCATTTTGCGTTGCTGTCGTCGGCAAACAAATCCAGGACCAGCGGACCAAACATAGCGTTAACCCCCCAGAACAACAGATCCGGCGTCCGCCATTGATCGCCAACTTCTTTCAAATAATGCGCTTCCCGGGCGCGCAGCTGCGCCAGTGCCTGGCTGTATGGACTAAGATTCATGCAGCTCCTCCGTTCTTGGCCACTACAGACCAGATATTGTTCCATCCAAACTGAGCTAAACCGTGGTCATGCCCCTTTGCTTTCAGCCCATCGCGATCGGCCCTCTCGCGAACCTTTACCTCGATTTCGCTCTTCGGCTCGTTATCAGTTTCAAGGTCGTGGTACCGACGCCAGGCAAGATCACGTTCGGCAATATCGACGCCTGCATCCTGGCTGAAGCTGGCGCTAGTGGATGAATTGGTGCCCTTCTCCCACTTACCGTTTTTCTTCGCCGGGCGCCCTGCCTTGTCCCAATTTCCAGCGCGCTTGAGATATCCAGGGAAATTCTTCGGAATGAACAGGGTGGTTGGGCGGAGATATTCCTCCTGCTCTGAGTCTTTCCAGTCCTCGTTTTTGTAATCCACCACCAGCTCCATTTCCGCAACGGTAAAGCCTTCGCGGAGGCGAGCCCTGATGTGTTCTAGCGACGTAGCACAAACCTGAAAGCGGGATCCTGTCGTTTGGTTCAAATGGGACAGAACCTGTTTCGCTAAATCAGTGAGAACGACTTGCGGGTCTGGTTCCGCAGGAACCGGACAAGAAGGTTTAGATCCTACTGATGGATCTGTATTTGAATTTACTGACGGATCGTGTCCAGTTTCTGGACCCTGAGAACCCTGATTTTTTGGCTCTTTCGGACGTTCAGATTCTGGACGTCCAGATTCCGAAGGTTCAGATTCTGAACGTCCAGATTTTGGACCCTCATAATGTTCATTTGCAGCCTGACGAAGCTTGGTAACGTTCAGGGTGTAAAGGTTGCTGGTGCTGCGCTGGCCCAGGCGACGTTCTTTTTTGGTCAGCCAGCCATCTTTAACCAGCTCCCCGATCAAAGTAATAACAGTACTGCGCCCGGCGCCGAGCTGGCGCGCAATAGTCGCAACGCTTGGATATGCGATGCCCTCATCGCTGGCATAGTCAGCCAGACGCAGCATGATCAATAACTTATTGCCTTTGATGCCTGCAGCGGCGCAACCATCCCAGACATATGCGGATAATTTGACGCTCACTTATCAATCCTCTTGAATCTGGCGCGGAAGATGATCATCGGAGCCACACACTCCCACTCATATCCCGGGCGGCGGTAAATCACACGCTGGCGGCCAGCGTCATAGCCAGTCACATGCACAACAATGCCGTGCTGATCGCGATAAAGGCGGTCCATTGGTTGAATATTCTCTTCCAAATCAACCTCCCATCAGTTCAGAGGCGTAACGCTGTGCTATCCACTGGACGCCGCGGGGAGTTACTCGGGTTTGGGTGTAGGCATGGCCATAATCAGATGTACCCGTTTTGACGGTAAACAGGCCTTCGCGCTGACGCAGGGCATGAGGTAGCAAGTTGCCGGACTGACGGAACAGTACCTTGTCACGCAGAAGCGTGTCGATCATGGCCTTTTCCGGCATGTTCAGGATTTTTGCGGTTTCACGCAGGCTTTTGGCACCGCCAGCTTCGACATACTGATTCACAAACGCCACCTTGGGCGCGTCCTGCTGGACCTTAAGTGAGAGCTTCGCATTTCTTTCAGCCATGTCGGCTGCCAGGCGAAGTGCCTCTGGCAATGTTTGCGGTATAGCGTTGGCGCTTCCCTCAAGCTCACGCAAACGACGGATAATCTTCATGCGTAGCGGCGCGCTGTACCCTGCGATTAAACATTCTGTATGCTCACGGTCTAGGCGGTATTCCCGGTATTGCTGGTGGTTTTGGGGGTGTGTCCAATAATGGGCATACCCCTCTAGTGACTCTCCCAACTGCTGCATCATCGCTTCGATGTCACGCACCACATGCTTATGCTGCTTGCCAGTGAGAGAAGATATCTCACGGCTGCTCATGGTAGCGGCGCCAGCAATGTAAGGAGAGCCGTGAACTAAAGATGAAGTCGGCTGGTTATTTACCTGCTGCGCCATTCTGCTTCCCTCCCTTTGCAATAAAGTCCCCCACAGCCCATTCGGTAAAGCTGTGGTTAACCTGGGCCCATCCGCCCGGTATTCTTACGGCATAGCAATACGCAATAACGCCTTTACCACCGCGAACTGGCAATGCGCGAAGTTGCGAACGCTGATTATTTGCGGTTAAATTGCTCATGCGGATTTCTCCATACACATTGATTTATTCGCCACGACGCCCGGAGCTGCACACTCGCGGGCGTCATTCTTTTCTGGCTGGCAGAAAATGCGATAAACAAGAGCCGAATGCTCCTGAAGTTTTTGAATAGAGCTATAGAGCTCCCCATCGATCGCCGCCCGTTCATGCGGCTCAATCACACCATCCTCAATCGCTGCGCGAATCTGTTGCGAATAGGCTGTTATCTGTTCGATAACCTCAAGCAGGCGCTGATTGATATCCGCGTTATCCACTTCTTCAATATCCGCAAGCGGAACAAAAACCCCACCGGATTGGCGCGCTATCGCGTCAGCGATATGACTTGTACCACCAGCACGCTGCAGCACCATCGCCCATCCAAGCGGGAAGATCTGATCACCATCGACGCGCAGGCGGTTGAATAAGGCGTTTTCAGTTACACCCAGCCATTCGGCTGCTTCGGCATAGCCTCCAGGCAGTTCAGTAATAGTTTTCTTGATCGCTGCCACCAGCCAGGCTGGTTGACGTTCTACTTTCCAGATTGGCTCATTACCCACGGTTCCTCCCTTTGATCTGTGGTTCATGCTTTTGCAAGTACCTGTTATGTTTTGGAATAAATATCTGGCCTAAGCTGCGATCTGGTGATTGCACCAGCGGTGCTTTTCTCCAACTTTTTAGCTAAGTCAAAACCAGCTTTCTTGTAGCCATTGAAAACCAAACGTAGGTAACCAGTTGTGGAGCCAACGTTTGTTGCTAATTTGCTCTGTTGCTCTTTGGTTAACGAATCCCAGAACTCTTTCATATATGTACCTCCTGTGTACATATTACACGAAAGAAATGAACCTTCAAGGTACTTGTACCTTTACGGTACAAGCGGTTTAATTTCTATATGAAAACGATCCAGGAAATCAGGCGTTTAAACGCCAGAAAGTTGAGAGATGGTGTTGGCGGAAATACATTTTTCGCCAATATGATTGATCGCGAGCCTACTCAAACAAGCCGGTTCATGGGGGACGGCGCGACAAAAAACATCGGCGATACTATGGCAAGACACATTGAAAAATGTTTCGATTTGCCTACTGGGTGGTTAGATCAAGAACACCAAACCACGAATGTGGCAAAAGCTCCTGATGTCTCCGATACAAATAGAAATATAACGATGGTTCCGGTTATATCCTGGGTGCAGGCAGGAGCATGGACCGAAGTTGGTTATGCTGAGGTAGATTTGAATAGTACGGAAAACTATCCTTGTCCTGTCCCTTGTGGCCCTATGACATATATTCTTCGAGTAATCGGCGACTCCATGGTTGACGAGTACCGGCCTGGAGATATGATTTTTGTTGACCCAGAGATCCCAGCAGTTCATGGCGATGACGTTATCGCCTTGATGCACGACTCTGGAGAAACAACATTTAAGCGCCTGATCGAAGATGCCGGGAACCGCTATTTAAAAGCTCTTAATTCCAACTGGCCTGAGCCCTATATCAAAATTAACGGAAACTGTTCAATCATTGGTACCGTGATTTTTTCAGGAAAACCAAGAAGGTACAGTATTAAAAAATAAGCTTACTTTCAAAACCTGCTGCGGCAGGTTTTTTTACGCTTGACAATGTACCTTACAGATACATAATGTACCCAAAAGAAACAACTGAAAGCGCATTCCCCTTCTTTCCGGTGGGGATCGGTTTGTAACTGAAGGAGTGCGCTTCCAGTTGTGAACGGCAAAATTCACGACCGTTGTATGGCACATGCAGCGTTAGCGGCCTGAGAGTTCCTTTATCCATCAACTCTCAGAACAGCCGGAATGTGCAAGCTAAGTGTTTCAGGCACGACGTGCGCTCCACCAGCGCGGCGAAAAGGTGTGACGCCCGGGAAGAGTCCGGGACACAACAGGAAAGGGGCTGGTTGGAACGCGCATAGAAGCTTTGTTGTCTGCGCCAGTGGCCGGGGACGAATCCGGTACAAACCGAGCAGCGGCCAGATCGGCGCCAGGTTACGCGGCCCCTTTCCGTTGTGGTAATGCGGCTCAGCGCTCGCGGCGTGGCCATTAATTCAACTTTTGAAATGAATGATCGTTTTGTTAAGTGTCGTCGCCGGGCCTGGCCGTTCCGGCAGGTGGAGGCACCACCGCCACAACTCAAATTGCTGTGTGTAGTCTTTGCCCAGTCTCCCCGATGGGCCCTTTTTTTACACAACAGGAAAGAGCACCACCGGCGCCGGGAACTAACCCTACCCGGAACCGGGTTCACAGCGTGGACCCTCTCTCCTTCAGGCTCTGAACTGGTGCTCTTCCCTGTTGTGTATGGAGAAACTGTCGGCGGTGGCAGCCGCCCTAACTAAGAGGTAGTGCTATGAGCAATGATCGCATGACCAATGTCCCGGACTTCCTGGGTGAATTGGATGCTGGCGTGTTCATGAACAAAATCGCCGGGGCGCTCAATACCGCCGCGCTGGGCGTTCTGAACAACGGTAGCAAAGGAAAAGTTGTGCTCACTTTCGACATCGACCGCATGGGTAATTCGATCGAAGAAAAGCGAGTAATGATCAAACACAAGCTGCAGTACGTCACCCCCACCCCACGCGGCAAAGTTTCCGAAGAAGACACGACAGAAACGCCGATGTTCGTGAACCGCGGCGGCAAGCTGACCATCCTGCAGGAAGACCAGGGCAACTTGTTTACTCTGGGCGGGGATCCGGATGCAAAGCTGCGAGCGGCTCAGTAGGCCGCGATTAACGTGCTTTTAGTTTAACTGTATTCATCTTTAAGGAAATTTTATGTCCCAGCAATTAGACAGCAGCGCAATTAACCAAATTAAAGACCTGGTGCTTTCAGGCTACCACCTGAACGACATTCACGGTCTGGCCTGCCCGACGACTATTCTGCCGGAAGGTACCACCGTCGCGAGCCTTGAGCGTTTCGCACTGGAGCGTTACCGCTTCCGCGGCGCTATGGACACAACCAGCATTGACGATTTCGTTCGCTATTCCGTTGGTTATGCCCAGGAAGACGAAAAAGCCCGTTGCTTCATCGATGCAGATAACATGCTGGCGCGCTCTATCTTCAACATCGGTACGCTGGATAACCCAGGCCACGCTGATAATGTCGCTTCGATCAAACTGAAGAAAACCGCACCTTTCCGCGCGCTGCTGTCGATCAACGGCGATCACCTCAATCAGAAGCAAATCGCCGAATGGCTAGAAGACTGGAGCGATTACCTTATTGCCTTCGATGCCGACGGCAACACGATGAAAATCGCCCAGGCAGCACAGGCAGTTCGCCGCGTCACCATTCAGCAAACTAACGCCTCCGATCATGAGGATGGTGATTTCAGTGGCAAAAAATCGCTGATGCAGAGTATCGAAGCCAGCAGTAAAGACGTGATGCCGGTAGCGTTCGAGTTCAAATGTGTGCCGTATGAAGGACTCGGCGAACGTGCATTCAGCCTGCGCAACAGTCTGCTGAAAAGTTCTGACCCGGTATTCGTCCTGCGTATCGTCCAGCTGGAAGCCCAGGAAGAAGCTATCGCTAATGAGTTCCGCGATCTGCTGACTGGTAAGTTCGACGGCAAGCCAGTGGAAACCTTTATCGGCAACTTCAAAGCCTGATTGCTCTCCATTAAATCCCCGGCGCCGCGGGGATTTATTAAAGCGTAATCCTGCAATTAATCGCCACTTGGCGAGGGATTTCTACACCCAAAATTCAGCGCTGTGCAGAGCGCTATTAAACGGAGAAATACGATGAGCTTTATTCAAACACTGTCTGGCAAGCACTTTAACTATAACGATATTCAAGAGGACGCTATCGTCATTGAGGACATTGCAACAGCCCTCTCGCACATCTGCCGCTTTGCCGGCCATCTGCCGGAATTCTACAGCGTCGGGCAACATAGCGTTCTGGTTAGCCACCTTGTGCCGCAGGAGTTCGCACTCGAGGCTTTACTGCATGACGCAGCAGAGGCTTATATGCAAGACATCCCTGCGCCGCTTAAGCGATTACTGCCCGACTACCAGGTTATAGAAACACGTGTTGATGCGGCGATCCGCAAAAAGTTTGGTCTGCCGGCAGAGCAGCACCCCACCGTTAAATATGCCGACTTAGTCATGCTGGCCAGCGAACGCCGTGATTTCGAGATCGACGACGGCACGCACTGGCCTATGCTCGATGGAATTATTCCTACCGACCAATTCGTTATTAACCCGGTCCGCCCTGGGCAGTCTTACGGCATGTTCATGAACCGCTTTAACCAGCTGATGGAGCGGAGCTAATGGCACACGTAAAAGTAAAAGACCTCGTTGCGGCAGCTTATGCCGCATCACAGGGTTTGCCACCAGCAGAGGCAAAACTGATGCGTGATATCGCTACCCGTCTGGATGTGACTTATGTCGCGCTGACTGAATCGATGGATATCAATACCGCGCTGTCCGCCGATATTGCCAAGCTTCGCGATGGTGCCGACAAATGATTACCGGGACTGCGAACTACGATGATGTTCCTGATGTTCGCTGCACTTTGTGCGGCAGCTATTACAAATCCGATGATCCGGAAAGTCACGAATGCGAGGAAGAAGTGCAACTCTATGACGAAATTGAATGTGATATCTGTGGTTTCAAAAGCACAGACCCGGACGGTGCTCACTATTGCTGCGAGGATAACTCTGATGACTGATATCACCCGACTGCTATCCAGCCTCAAGCGCCGCTCAGCCCACGTAAAAGAATTCGGCGACGATATTACGTTTGTAAAGCTAGAAGATCTTGATGCGCTGGTAGAGGAGCTGGAGAAGGCGCAGCAGCGCATCGCCGAGCTGGGGTCCCGCACCGTGAAGCTTCCGAAACGCTCTGTTGGCGAAGTTATGCATATGAGCGGATTCAGCCGGGATTATGCCGAGGGTTGGTGTGCCGGTAATGACAACGCCATTCATGAAATTCAGCAAGTGGGCATAGCTGTTGAAAATAACGGATGTTGGCATACCACCAGCACCAAAGAATGATTTAACGCCCGGGTGCAGCCGGGCTTTAAGGATGAAATGGAGAAATAGCCATGCTTCAGATGTTAACACTAGAAGAATGGGCCGCAGCTAAATACCGGAGCAATCCACCAAGCCTAGATACGTTGCGCCGGTATGCAAAGCAAAGCATGTTCAACCCACCAGCACGTAAGGAAGGCAGGTTCTGGCGAGTGAGAGAAGATGCTGAAATAACCGGAAATATAACTCAGCCAGTGATTAAAAAATCAGATTCACCACTGTTACAGAGGATATTATCCGATGGCTGCAAGACCACGTAAAAATAGTGTCAACATTCCTAATCTCTACCCTCTCTTTAGCCGAAAGACTAAAAAAGTTTACTGGCGATATAAGCATCCAGTAACAGGGAAATTCCACAGTTTAGGAACAGACGAAATCGAAGCGACCGCAATCGCGATAGAAGCTAATAAACGACTCGCTGAACAGAATACCCGCCAAATTTTGGCACTCAGTGACAAAATAGCCACCAGCAAAGGAAAAGCCATCACAGCAATAACTTGGCTTGATCGCTACTGGAAGATACAAGAAGAACGGCTTGCAACAGGCGATATTAAAACAAATACATACAAACAAAAGGCCAAACCAGTTGCATTATTAAAAGAGCGTGTCGGTATGAAGCTTATATCAGCTGTTGATGTTCGTGATATTGCTCAAATACTTGATGAATATATATCAGAAGGACAACCAAGAATGGCTCAGGTGATACGTTCGGTTTTGATCGATGTCTTTAAAGAGGCTCAGCACGCTGGTGAAGTTCCCCCAGGACATAACCCGGCACTTGCGACGAAACAGCCGCGGCGTCGTATTACCCGTCAGCGCTTAAATCTGGATGAATGGCAGAAAATTTTCGACATTGCTGATGCAAACCATAAGTACATGGGAAATGCGATGTTACTGGCCATCGTTACTGGCCAGCGATTGGGGGATATATCACGAATGAAATTCACTGATGTATGGGATGATCACCTCCATATTGAGCAGGAGAAAACCGGAAGCAAGATAGCAATCCCGCTGGCCCTCAGGTGCGATGCTATTAACTGGAGCTTAAGGGAAGTCATCGCACGTTGCCGGGATTATGCGGTAAGCCCATATCTAGTACATTTCCTCCACTCAACTTCGCAGGCAGAACGCGGTTCACAAGTTAAAGCGAGAACGCTCACCATGAATTTCAGTAAAGCCAGAGATAAAGCGAATATTGATTGGGGCTCCGGTACACCAGCAACTTTTCATGAGCAACGATCGTTATCTGAACGTCTGTACAAAGCACAGGGTATCAATACAAAAGAACTGCTAGGACATAAATCTCAACAGCAGACAGATCGCTACCATGATGATCGCGGAAAGGACTGGACCACTGTCGCCATTTAG